CAAAATATGTATTCGAAAAAAAAATAGGAAAAGGCTCATTTGGGTGTATATACCAAGGTCTGAATATTATCACACAAGAAAAAGTTGCAATTAAATATGAGGCAATATCATGCACTCAACCTACGCTACTATGGGAATCAAAAATTTTGAACCATTTGTCAGGAATACCCGGCATAGTTAAGATGCGATATTTTGGAATCGAGGCAAATAAAAATATAATAGTCATGGATCTATTTTCGCACACACTAGCAGAAGAAGCCGCGAAATTAAAAAAAGAACTGAAAATCAGTATAAAAAATGGCAATGAAAATGGCAATGAAAATAGTTTATATTGTGAAATAGATAGTAGCAATAGTGGTAATGATACTAGCGATGAGTCAAGTGCCAGTGAAACTGATAATGAATATTATAAATATTACATTAATAGTATTTTAAGGTATATGATAACTATAGTTGAAATAATAGAAAAAATACATGAAAAAAATGTTATACATCGTGATATAAAACCGGAAAATTTTATGATATCGCATTCGCAAACACATACACAAGACGATGAACCCACAAAAAAACTACATATTATTGATTTTGGGTTGTCGCGCATTTATATGAAAGATGGTGCACATATTCCAAATAAACCGAATTCATCGATAGTAGGAACTATGCGATATATAAGCACGCATATTCATGAGGGAAATGTATACACAAGGCGTGATGATATTATATCTATATTATATGTTATAATATATCTATTGAAAGGAAGATTACCATGGTGTGGATTAAAAGCGAAACCAGGAGATAAAAGAACAAAAGCAGAAATTATTTATGATGTTAAAAAAACAACTCCTATTTCACAATTGTGTAGTGGACTACCGAATATATTTGAACGAATGTTAACATATGCATATAAAATGGAGTTTGATGAGAAACCGGATTATATTTATTTGAAACGACTTTGTAAAAAAGAGTTAGGAGGTGTATAGTATACTATTACATACTTCATTAGTTTGAAAGTAAGTTTAATTTTTTTTAGCGATAGTTAAAAATAAAATAATATACGTGATATATGACACAATCCCACCAAGAATTGAACCTGCTATGTATTCTAGTGGAGTGTGGTAGTTATTAATTATACAAATAAAGAATTCGACTATATATAAACCAATAATGAATATCAACAAGTGGTAAATGTAGTTATATTTTCCCTTAAAAAGTCTGCTGTCTTTATTAGTGTTTGCATAAAATAAGTATATCAACACCATATAAAATGAAATATATTGAGCATGACCTGATGGCATACCATAAATATTTTTCTCGCCTTTTTTCCTTTTTTCCTCAACTAGTTTTTTATTTTTTAACTCATGTTTAATAGTAACTTGTAAATAGTCATTAAACTCACCATTAAGATATGATGCCAGATAAATACCTGCAATTAGTATTATTTTATGAAAAATACTAAACTTTGAAAGTAAAATAAAGATAAAAAGTAAGATTATTATAACTTTCATTAAAAATAAAATAATTTTCATTTTACACCTATATATAGCTACTATATATATCGTTTATAAAATATTACATTCTTTAAAATATTACATTCTTTAAAATATTACATTCTTTAAAATATTATATTTTCAAAAAATATACTTAAAGCCATTTACTATATTAAAGTATATTATCGTATATTATCGTAGTGTTTCTTTGTTATGAGTTCTTCGGATACATCGGCTTCTGTTCGTCTTACCGGGCGCGTGAAGTGGTTCAATAATAAAACCGGCTTTGGGTTTATCACAATCGTAGGAGGGAATGAGCAGTTTAAGGATGCAAGTGAGATTTTTGCACACCATTCTGCGATCAAGGTAAGTCAGGAGCAATACCGCTATTTGGTAGAGGGTGAATATGTAGAGTTTTCTGTTTCCAACACTGCTTCAGGAGACCATAAGTTTCAGGCAGCAGATGTTCGTGGTGTGAAAGGTGGGAAATTGTTTTGCGAAACGCGTCACGAGCAACGCGCTACGGCATCCAGTTCTGCAGGTGGATCTGTTGGAGAGAGAAATGCAAGAGGCGGAGATAGACCTGTTCGAGGAAAACAAACAACTCGTGGTAATTCTCGTGAAGGACGTAGCGAATGGATGTTGGTTCGCAAGGACTCATCAGAGAACAGGGGCGGTAGAGGTGGTCGGGGCGGTGGTCGCGTCTATTCAACACGGCCTAGTGGTGAGCGTCAATCTCAATCTCGTGAGTCATCTATGTCGGAGTCATATGTCGAGCATTCACAAGCCAAAGCTGCCCCTGCCCATGCCCCCGCACAAACACCCACGCTGACACCAGCACCAGCACCAGCATCACAGACGAGTGAAGTATCAGTTACACCCAAGGCGGTATCAGCGCGTAAACCCAAACAAAGTAAACCTTCAAGCTAATGCAGTAAATAGTAAAATATCTTATAATTAATTTGTTACGTATATTGTTAACATTAACAAATTAATTCTTATTTTTTCTACGTCTTGTTTGAAGTTTACGAAGTAATTTTATTTTATTTGATGTTAAAAGTCTTCGTTTTCTTTTTGTAAGTGCATATTTTTTACCATGTAAATTTATCAATCGTGGGTTTTTCTTACAATCAAATAGTCCACGTTCTAGTCCTTTCTTTTCAAAAATAGAGTTTGAACATATTGCGATTGCTTTGGATTCACTTTCAGATGGCGTATTCATATTATTATCTCTATCAATTGAACCCGAACTATCTCTATCATCTTTTTTAACCTTTTTAATACATTTGCATAGTTTTTCGGCAAGTATATTTTCAGCTTTATGTTTTATAATTTTAGATGAATCTTTTGGTGAAATAGATATGTCATAATAGTTTAATATTTTTATGTAGTCATGTTGTTTTAAAAGACCCATATGATAAAGTAAAAATTTATATAATAATAATAATAATGGTAATAATGATAATATTAATATACTAAGTTATATTAAGATAAAATTATATTTTATTATAATATTTATATATTTATTATGCCTAAATTTTTAAACAAATTTTTAAATATAAAATCTGAATATGACTATGAATCTAAACCTGAGTCAGAATCCGATTTGAAGTCAAGTGTAAAATCAAAATATAAAAAAGTGGTTGTATTTGATTTAGATGAAACATTAGGCAGTTTTGGACAACTTGGTTCATTTTGTATGTTATTAGACGACTATTATAATGATGATAATAAAGCATATAGTATGTTCAATGAGTTAATGGATTTATATCCGGAGTATCCACGTCCCTATATTTTAAATGTGCTTCGATATCTTTTACAAAAAAAGAAAGATGGCAAATGCAAGGCTGTAATGATTTATACAAATAATCAAGGCGAACGTGCATGGGTTGAACACATCAAAACATATTTTGAAACAAAACTAAAATCTAAAATATTTGAACAAATTATATCCGCGTTTAAAGTAGATGGTAAAATCGTAGAAGTGAATCGAACAACACATGATAAAACAATCGATGATTTCTTCCGATGCACAAAACTACCAAAAGATGTGGAGATATGCTTTGTAGATGACTTATTCCATCCCAAGATGGAAGATGAAAATGTATATTATATTCATGTAAAAGGATACAAACATTATTTGCCATCATCTGTTATTATAAAACGTTTTTTAAACTCAAGTTTAGCAAAAGAAATGAAAAATAATAATGCAGAAAGAGAAAAATTTACTGCTTTTATGATGAATCGTTTAAATTATAATATTGCAGAAAAAGACCAAGATGAACAAGAAATGGATGTGATTATAAGTAAAAAAATGTTGGAACATATGAAAACATTTTTTAAAGAAGACAATGGTAGTGTCACCATCGACAATGTTAATGTTGATATTAACGTTGACACAACTTCTAAAAAAAATATAAAGTCAAAGTCATTTAAAAAAAAACAAGCGCGTAAGAATCGAACTATGAAAAAAAATTAATTTTATAAATTTGTAAGTTTGTAAATATTCTTCTCTTTATTCTGTTGCGTCGACTCTAGCAGCAGAAGTTCTCATAGCTTCGAGCATTTCAAGATAGCGAACGTGTTTCTTTGTTTTCTTGTGTGAGTTCATATTAAACAACTGAACTACGCATCCACACTCACACGTCACCTTGGTTTTGGCCTTTTCAAGAATTTCTTCTCTTCGCTTCATGTAGTAATTTTTGTTGTAATCCTTGATTGCATCACCCTTCTGGCGATTGTAACTCTTCTGGTATTCCAATTTTTCTTCGCGATGTTTATAGTAGTATTCAGTAGATTTGTTGCGAATTTCTTTGGAACCATCTTTGGAACTTGTTTTCATGTCTGTGTTACCAGTTGACTTTGATATATTGATTTTACCAAGTTTTGTAAGTAATTTGTTACGTATTTCATTATGAGCCATGTCTTTTTTGATGTTGTTGTCACAGCTTTCGCTATATGTGCATTCGAGAGTAGGTGCAGGCGCAGGTGCAGACATTGATGCTTATTTGTAGTTTTGTTTGTTTTGTTTATTTAATTTCGATATATACCATTTCAATGATACTTTTCGTTTCAATTTTTTGATACGAAAAATATAAAAATATAAAAATATATAGTTAATATATAGTTAACTCACGTAGTCAAGACAAACAACGGAATGTCACTTAAGTTATTTACTACAGATAACTATAATGAAAATGCCTATACACCATTAGGATTTGTAAGAGGGACTATGGTTCATTCGATATCTATATTACGTGATTTTGTTGGAAATGTAACAGGTATATTTGGTGGTGCAAATACTGCAATCAACAAAAAAATCGACGATACTCATGACGAAGCAATACAAGAGTTGATTAAGTATACAATTAATAAATACCCATCAGCAACTGCTATTGCAGGTATATCTATATCACTTACGGAACTGCGAGAATTTATTATATGCGTAGCATGTGGAACAGCGCTTGCACCGAAGACGTCATCATCGTCTATGGAACCGCGACCTAGACCCGTACCTCTACCTGTTGTAAAACAAATAGGTGGTAACTACTCCAAAATCAAAACCAGACGCACACGCAAAAACACTAAAAGATATAGGTAGGTAGTTTTGTTTTGTTATCATTTTCCTAATAACGCATCTATTCCACCTGTTCCACATCCACATCCACCGCCTCTCATGTGACGTCAGTGATGGCGTCTTGTGCGTTTATTACGACGTGTATGACGTTTTGTGTGTCGCCTAGATTTGGACTTGCGACGATAACTTCGACGTTTTCCACCACCGGATTGCTTACCCGCTTTACCCGTTTTACCTGCTTTACTATTTTTTTTATTTTTGATCCATTCTACAAATTTTTTTGTATTACGATCGTCTTGAAATTTTTCATGATTAGTATCGCCTCTTTCAATGCCTTCAGAAGTAATATATAAAATAGTTGGATATCCACTTACATTGTGAGTAATTCCATGTTTTTGAAACATATCGGTGTTACCACTTTCAACAGCACCCAAAATAAAGTCATCATTGTCATTACCTATACCAGTATTTCTACATTCATCTACTGCTGCATCCCATTCATCTTTCATATCAACGCAGTGCCCGCAACCATTCATAAAGAACAACACAACTCCATGACTATTTTTTAGTTTTTTAATATGGTCATCTGATAATATAACTTTTGGCTGTTTATCTGATTTTCCATTAAAAAATTTAAACATTTAATTATAAATTGACTTTATATAATTTAACTTTATATATTTTGCCTATATTATTATTTATAGTATATGCAAAAAATCATATTTTCATATTTAGAATATTTTAAATATTTGAAGGTAGTAATTTATCATATAATTATATATAATATAGCATAATTATATATAAATATATAACACAACACACAACGCAATAGAAATGTATTATAAATATATTATGATAGCAGTATTATTTTTAATGGGCGCATATTTTGTATTAAATTACTCATCGGCTGATTTCAAAGAGGCGCTTACAATGTCTAAAAATACAAATAGTAATAAAAATTGCCCTGATATTCTTATTCAAAAAGGCTCTAAAATTTATTTATATAATTCAAGCAAGCATATGGTTCCAGGTGTAAACCCAATCACTTTTAATAATTTAGAGGAATATGTTCAATTTACAGAATGGCAGCGTTCTGTTGGATTTATGTGTCCAGTTTTATTCTTACAGCACACAGAAGATACACAAGGTGAGGTAGTTTATAAAATACGTCCTAGTCCAACAGATTTACAAGGAGGTTTGCCACCAATAACAAATCCAAATGCAATACCGCCACCACGAAAGCATATTACTAAACTTCTTGATGCATCACGCGATGATTTACCTTATAATGTAAATTCATATCCTGGTTATGATGCATCAAACATGGATCAAGGAGAGTTTACTCCAGATATGATGATTGACTATATCCAGCAGTCAACGGGACTCAGTCCAAATCCTATGGATACAAACTGGGGTGGCGCTGACTTCACACAAACACTAATAGATGCAGGATACTATAGTGATAACTATCTAAAAACCCCTGTATCTGTTTAAGTAATTATATTATACAAGATAACTAACTAACCCAACTTATTTTCCAGCATTTGTCATCAGAAATTTTTTTATGTTTTCTACAGATGTTTTGTTTATTTTTCGAAATGTAGTTTTTGGACTTGAATCGGCATTTTCCGTTTTAATCATAAAAGTATTTAACATATCAGGTGTCTTTTCAAGTTGATATAAGAGATTTTGTATTGTCTTATATTCACGCATAAGTTGTGTTGCTACTTTAGAGCTTATTCCAGGCACACATGTTAACATAATGATATTAATATTATCAGGTGTAATATATTCATTCTTTTCTTTATGTGATTTCAAGGCAGCGCAGTATTTCTCATTCTCGTCGCTATCATCATCTTCACTTTTTGACTTTCCTTTTCCTTTTAAAGAAGAACTTGAAACTACATCTAATTCATCATACTTCTTCGCTTTATCTAGAGCATAATAAGAGACGCGTGACTTGTCATTCAAAGAAGTCTTATAATATTTATCGGCAAAAAATACAACAATATCCGCAGTTTCACATATCGAATTTGTTCTAAATACAGAAAATCCTTTATAATACAAAAGTGAAAACATGCAACTAATGAGTGTTTTTTTTGATACGCGACCTTTCTTCTCAATATATCTTTCAATGTCTCCTTCAATAATATATAATATGTTGTGGTTGTGAATATTTTCCTTATCTAGGCGAAATGACTGCTCATTATATCTACCATCGCGAATACTTGCTGCCAAGTCATATAACGTTTTTCTTTCAAAAATAATAATAACCTCTCCCTTGTCATCTTCTAAAATAATATCACCGATAGCGAGTTGTTCCTTTTTAATAGAGTGTTTGCCATCTCCTTGTTTACTAAGTGTAACCTCCTTCGTTACATCCATTTCTACTTCACTAAATATATGCAATGGAACAAGACAACCATTACCTGAAGATGATTTTACATGACTAGTCTTAGTTTCTTTTGTTTTCTTATTTTTAAAAACCGATTTATTTTTATTACTGCTATTAGAAACCCCATCCTCTTCGATTCCATCATCAACACCTTCGTGAATATCTTCGATCTTTGTATTAGGGTTCATAAATATTTCAAAACGTTTTTCTATCAATGGTATAAGCGTTGTTTCCCTATTATCAATTTTTATTATCATGATTATGTTACACTAGATTATGTGATTTATTAATACTATAATAATTATCTATAACATTTCTAAATAGTTTTGGTATACTATTTATATCGTTGATATAGACCTACTTAAATATATTTCATTATAATTATGTATTGGCAAATTTTGATAGAACTATAAGTCTATATGCTAATTATAATGAAAGTGTTGTGAAATGTTGTGAAAAATATTTACAACTTGGGTCCAGCATGACGAGGAGCATTGTAATATTGTCTAAAGCTGAATAAAAAATCTTTGTTTAATGCGGGAACAGCTATTTGGGAACGTTGCGCAAAAGGAATCATAAATCCAGTTCCTGATGGTTGAGCACCACCTTTCTTTGTTCCACCACCATTTTGAGTATTTGCATATAACCCATCAGCAGAACCTGGTCCACTAAATAATACGCGACGCGCCATTGCTGATCTGCCGTTTCTACTTCTTTGTCCGTTTCTTTGGGGCATATTTTTATATTTTACTATTATTCGGTTATAATATATAATCTGGTAATATTATTATTTTGTTTTTAATATTTTGTTATTATTATTTTGTTGTTAATATTTTGTAATATAGGTTTTACTATATTATAAAATTAAACTATTACTATCAATATGTTATCGTTTATGTTATTATAAACACAATCCTTAATATCCTGTCTGGCAGCTGCCACCATACAAGATACCGATACCAGCAGACCAGTGAGAACGACCAATACCACCAGCGCTCTTGTTGCATGCAATGAGACCGCGCTGTCTCATGTATTCATAACCATCTTTGCAGCCAGATGGGATGCATTTGTTCTGACAATAGTTTGTATCTCTGCGATACACGTTCAACAAGTTGGGGTTCAAACCTACAGTAGGCGCCAACCCAGCCATACTTCCAAAAATGCACCCTCTGTTAGTAAGAGAACTTATATTAGAAACCTTTTTAGGACCACTTAAAACCATTTTATTTTATTATATATATACTAAATATAAAAAATATATGAAAATACTATACTATATTTTATTTTTTAATATTTATAAAGAAAGTAAATTGAAATCATTTAAAGATAAAATATAATAACTAGATATACACGCAAATCTATATTACAACATGGCAACAACCCAAGAATCACGTTCACCTACTAACCCCAATGCAAGTCTCGGCAAAAATATTCTAAATGATACTGACATAGTTGTCGCAGAAGATGGACATGGATATATATTTAATCCTTATAACCCAGACAATAGAGAGATTACATTGAATGATGTTCAATCTATTCTTTCGACTTATGGCATTCCGTCTAAACTATATAATTTTGAATTGTATCGCCGCGCATTTATTCATGCATCTTATACAAAACGTCCTCAGCTCGAAAATGCACGTGAAAATATAAAAATAACACCCCAGCCTGCAAATTGTATGGCGCTTCGAACAAAGTCAAATGAACGTCTCGAGTTCTTGGGAGATGGAGTTTTAGAATGTGTGACAAAATACTATTTGTATCGCAGGTTTCCTAAAGAGAACGAAGGCTTCATGACTGAAAAAAAAATCGCGATTGTCAAAAATGAATCGATTGGCAAACTGGCACTCGAAATGGGACTGCATAAATGGTTTATTATTTCGAAACATGCAGAGGAAAAGAAGACACGCACCAATCTTAAAAAATTGGGATGCTTATTTGAGGCGTTTATTGGTGCACTATTTCTCGACTTTAATAAAATATCGGTGCACGATGATGAGAAGTGGTTCGAAAACATATTTGTCACAGGACCAGGGTTTCAAATGGCGCAACGATTCATCGAAGCAGTATTTGAACGCCATATTGACTGGATTTCCCTTATCAAGAACGATGACAACTATAAGAATATTTTGCAGGTGAAGATACAGAAGGAATTTAAAACGACGCCTGATTATTTAGAAATACAACATGATATCGAATCAGGATACACTATGGGTGTATTCTTATGTTTGGGAAAAGAAATATATCATACTGATTCTAGGAGTGCAATCAACTATAGCGAACTTAAAACATTTGCTAAAATACGTGAAATTTATGAGGAACGGGGGCACATTTTAGTGCATTTTGCATCGGGAACACACAAAATTAAAAAAAAAGCGGAACAAATGGCATGTGAATTAGCAATTCAATGTATGTAATTTAATATATTGTAGTATATAGTAGTATATCGTAGTGTGTTCTTTTTTTAAATAAAATATATCAATAAATATATCAATAAATATATCTATTGATAGTATAGATTAGAATTAGAATGGATATACCAGAAATTGAATCAAAAATACAAAATCTAAAATCAAAATTAATAGAGTCAAATAAATTATTATCAGAGGCATCGGCATCAGCATCAGGATCTGGTTCACCTTCAAAATCTGATTTGGAAGAAAATTTACAACTTAAAAGAAGTATTGA